TGCACTGAATTTCTGATTTAGAGTGTTTATTCCATCTTCCATTCCTTTGAAAGAAATATTTTCGATAGAATCCTGAAGTCCTTTTAACGATTTCCCATCTAATTTATCTAAATTTCGATCAAGACCGTCTAACGATTTCAGAGTATCTTTTACGCCACGTTCAAATGACTTATTATCAAACTCAAGTTCGACTATTCGTCTGTCTGTGCTACTCATGACGTTGTGACCTCCTCCCACATAGTTCTTGTAAATTCATCAAATATCGGTCTTATAGATGGAGCTATAAAATCGTATCCCTCGACATACCCGCCTTTGTTTGTGGCGTGACCATATCGAAGTAATATAACAATCGGTACCCCTCTGACTGTAGCATTTGAATTATGCCAAGAAAGGTATGTACTTTTTTTAGTTTCCCTAATCTGATAATACCAGGAATCTTTTGTAATTCCGGAATTAACAGGAGTAGCAGACGCCAAAGCCTCTACTCCTCTTCTTCCATAATCTTCGAGCATGTTTCTAAAAACATCTTTTGAATGTTTAATTAGAAATTTTTGGATTTTTTTAAAATCCCCTTTTGATTTAAATCTTATAGACATTTTATCCGTGAGTATTTAATGCCTTTTTGCGTCGTTCGTTAAGAGCTCTTCTATGAGCTAAATATTCGCTTTTTGGCATTTTCTTTTGTGTGGAATTTTTAATACTGCATACTCGAATGAGCATAAATAGACGATTCAGATGCCACTTTTGACATTCAAATGGAATGTTTAAAGCAATCATATAATAATATATAATCTCGGCAGTAAGGACCTCTCTATTAGTAGTTCTTTTTTGCTGATGATTAACCGTGGTGGCAGTCATCGGATCATCCATATAATTTCGTATCTGTTCCAGATTTTCATTAGTAAGACATCTATAAATATAAGGATTAACATTTTGGGTTATCGTCATGCATTTGAGATAATCCATTATTTCTTCGCTTGTTTTTTTACCTCCACCCAAAAACGGTTTTTTCCATTTTGATTCCCATTTCGCAACGGAAACCAAGGAATGCTCCATTTGAAGAGTGCAACCTTTTACCATGTAAAATCGCTGATCTGCTTCGTTGAATAACTCCGTATCGGGTATGGTTATGGAGAGCATTTAACCGCCTCCTTTATTCGTTCTTTTCTCCTACTAATTTCAGATCTGATTTAGTTTCGTTATTAATCTGATTAAGAAGATCTCTAGGAATAATTCCATTAATAAACGCAGTAGCCGCATCCGCGTCAGTAGAAAGTTTGATAAACAATTCGCTATATGCTTCTGTCTGCGTGAAAGCTTCTGTAAGTTCCTTATTCTTAATGAATCTTTTTCCATCTAAAGACTTTTCGCCATAGGATTTAAGAATAAGCTCCTTGAAAATTTCTACGATTTTCGGAACGTTTTTCTCTGCGATGATCTTCTCAATTAATTTAGTTAACGTACCATCGGTACTTAACTGCATTTCCATTACTTCTGCTTTATTAAGGTTGAAGTAAAAATCCTCTTCTCTTTCAACACCTTCGTAATCGGTGTATTTAATAGTTTCTTTACGCATAATTGTCTCCTTTCTGGATAATAAAAAGAGGACCCGCGTTTAACGAGCCCTCAATCTGCATAATATTTGTTAATTAGCCGTTAGATACTCCGAAATGATTGATAACTTCATCCGGGGATGGAAGTTTGGCTTTAACTTCTGATGCGCCACCTTCTACGGCAGCTGTTCCATAAATTATAGATTTGAATGTCGTAAGCTTATCAGCATCTGCTGTTCTAGAATCAATTACAATATGAGCAACCGGTCTATATCCAGATACCTCGGTAACTGCAACTGGAGTAGCATCTACAGTCCAGGAGAATGTCTCAGCATCCGGAGAATCATTCAAAGTCTCATGACTCTTTTCTGCCGGAGATGCAGAGCATCCATATACGAGATGAATCTTATAGCCTTTGCTGAAATCGCCAAGATCGTCGCTACCGATTTCTGTTCTATAGCAAAGACCAAACAGTTTTCTCTGCTGCTGACCGAAGATTACACCGGTAGATGGTCTCTTAGATCCGTCGCACTCTTCGAACTCTTCCGGATAAGTATAAGCGTTGATAGTTACGCCGAATTTCTCCTGACCACGAATCTTAGCATAAGAAATATTATCAGCCCAAATCTCGTTTGCTTCGCCTCCGTCCGGGTTTTCGTCGATTCCTGTTACACCAGACCAAGCAATACCATCACCGTATGTATCAACGTTTTTTAAATATAAAACAACATTAGAAATGCCGCCTTCAAAAAACTTTTCGCCTTCGACATCCCATTTCAATAAATCAGCCATTTATTATTCCTCCTAAATTGGGTCAAATATAAAATTACCAATAAACAGTAAACACGTCGTGATAAAGATTATCAACGACATAAGTTGGAGTATTTGCACTACAAAAATCCAACGATGTGAATAATTTTTCGGGAAGGGTGCTATCAGGATCGCTATATATTAACGTAACCTGGTAGCTCTGAGATTTCATAAACTTTGAGTTATCGGCGTACTCGGCATCTATCACGTTCCTTTTGTAAACTATGCAAGGGTACGAAAGCTTGATATTAACTGGCGGTTGAAAATATACGTTGCGAGATCCAAGAATCTCCACAAGTTTTTCATGAAGTAATAGTCGGTCCCGCATTGTACACACCTCCAATATAAAGTGTCATACGTGGATAATTTACTTCCACACTTGACACTTCCCATTTAGTACCAAGATATTCCACATATCTAATAGCAGCGAAATTATTCACAGCAAAAGGATCTGCTACTATACTGACAGTATTAGATAATGCGATATTCTCGTTAACCTGGCCAACATCCTGGTTCCTGTTCATCAATTTCAACAAATCTCCTCGATAAGTTTTCTCAATGAATCCTTCCCAAACACCTGGTCCGGTTTCAGTTTGAATCTCAAACCCTATTTTCCCAAAAAATTTTGCCATTTTGATTTTTTTCCTTCTAATCTTCGTTAAGAATTAATTCGGACAAGTCGAATACCTGTCTTTCAATATGCGATCCATCCGATGTGAGAATATTAAACTTCTGAACCGTCGGATCAGTAATCTTAAATACTCCATTCATATCAGGATCACCAAGAAGTTCGACTAATCCGGATCCTTCCGACGGATTCAAACCAACTTTAACTGAGGTAGCACTTTCCGGAATATTACTAAATTTCAAAGCTAAGAAATTACCAGGACCCCAATCTGTAGCTAAAGCTCCAGTATCTAAATATTTAAGTGTTCCTGTGATTTTTCCGTCAACTACTTCTACATCAGACTGAAGATCACTTACAAGTGTGCCGAACATACTGACGTTACCATCCTCGGCTTCAATCGTAACGTCTTCTAAAAATTTACTTCTTCCTCGATAGCGATTGCAGAGTATACTCTTGTCAGAGCACCAGAAACTCTTGTCTCGATGAGGGATTTCTGCAGGTTGAAATCGATGTCAAACTGGTTGAACTGAGTGATCTGTCCACCTTTAGTTGCACCAACATTATAGTCAGCAAGGTTAACAATCATAGCAATGAGTTTCTTAGTTTTCTCAACGCCATCAACAGTTACTTTTCTTGTCTTGTCGGCGAACTGCTCTACCGTAATAATCTTAGATACATTAAATGCAGTAGCAAGCTCAGCAACACCGCTGTAAATGCGACGTCCATTAAGATCACGAGCAAGAAGCATTACGTTCAGCATGTGCGGAGTAATAAACATCGTCGGACTGCCGGTGCCTTTATATGTCTCGCGAGCATACAGTGCTGCATTAATCATAGCCTCTGCCCAAATGTAGTTCTCGCCGAAGTTTGCGCTTGTGTTAGAGCCCTGAAGTTCTGCAGCAGCCGCATCGTAATCGATTTCAGCATGAATTGTGTACAGATCGTCATCATTCCAAATAGATCTGATATGATCTTCTGAAATTTTATCTTCAGCAGCATCTTCGCGACCGTCACCAATAAGGATTGCTGTTGCAAGTTCCTCGTTAAGCATCATGCGATCAATTTTGTACAGATAATCAACATAATCGAAATCTGTGATGTCGACAATATCATCTCTGTGCAGCTGATTTCTTACATATACTGTCTGCGGGTCGGTTGTTCTACGAGCAAGTGCGAAATTTCCGGAAAGCTGTTTCTGTTTTCCTTTCTGATAGCCTTTTGCTCTAAGAGAATCGATGTTTCTAATATCAACATGTGATGTTCTGATTCTGCTAATCGGGCTCTTATGAACACCGTTCATTACAACACTAACCCAAGTCTGATCATTCGTGATGAGTTCCGGTGCACCAGGTCTTACCTCTGCATATTCCGGGAACAGCATAGAAACATTTCCAGCTGTCGGAGGCTGTACAAAGCCGCCTGCGGCAGCAATATCATCATGCTGAAGTTCAATATCGTTTTCATAAGCATAAGCTTCTAAAGCTTTCTGAAAGCTTCCGTAATCTTTCGCAAGGTTAAGAATAGCTTCCTCATCAGAGTGGGTAAGAATATTGCTCTGATTTACATCGTTTCCTTCAAACACATTGTGTTTCATAGTATTTTTTTCCTCCTCGTCATCCTCGTCGTCCGGTGCTCCATTAAGGATTCCACCGATAATTGCATAAACAGCGGTTTTCTGTTTCTCATCTAAAGTGTCGAGAACTTCGCCTACTGTCATTTCTTTGTTATCTTTTTCTTTGTCCATGTCTTTTTCCTCTTCTTTTTCATCGTCGGCATGCGCGATTTCTTCTTCAAAAATTTCGTCAATAACTTCTTCGTCTTCGTAAAGCTCTTCGGAATGTGCAATATCGATAAGCGGTTCACCAGTATAAATGATGGCCTCTTCGTCAAAAGAATCGCTATGCTCGATGACGGTATCAATCCATGCTCCTGGATTGGCTGGAGAAAGTACTAAACTAACTTCTTTGATATCCCCGTGAAGCACCTCGTTACCGGACTGTTTTAATTTATTGGCACAAATGGAAAGAGCCTGGATGTCTCCATGCTCCAAAAGAATTTTTGCATCTTTGCCCTGCTGAGTATTGTTGAAATACCCGTAAGCTCTTGTGCCTTCGTCCGCATGCTTTAAAATCGCATAGCCAAGAACATTCGAAGCTGCTGCGTGCATGTGATTCCACATGAGAGGAACTTTTGCTCCATCCTGATGGTCGAAAGCACCTTTTCTAATAATTCTTCCATCAGAACAAAGAAGATCGTTTTTCGTAGCCCAGCCACAAAAATCGTAATCTTTATTCATTTTGATTTTCCTCCATTTGTTTATTATTTTCAGCGATTGCAATTTGTTCACTTACCGGCGTGGCGTCTTCTTTAGGGGCACTAAGATTCTTATTTCTAAGAATATCAGCATTCGGATCTTTAGAAGGTTTCATTCCGATAACCTGACGGATTTCGTTAGATGTCATTATTTCGTTTCTCGTAAATTTATCTGCGATTTCAGAAATCTCAGATACAGGAACGAGACGGAATGGATCCCTAAAGAATTCGATCGACTGACCCTGCGTTCTAGCGGTAGGTGTCAAAAACTTTCGCTTCATCTCATCAGTTATCGCTGAGATAATTGGCTCGATAGTACGATTATGGTAATTTAGCATTGCTTTTTCGTCAGCAGTTCCGTTTAATATTTCATCGGTAATTCCTAACTGGCTATATAGCATACTCGTTAAGTATTGTACCTGAGCCATTAAATTGTTTTCTGCTGGACGGTTTAACTGAGTAACATGTTCTGTCGCATCTATGTAAGCAATGCCATACTTAGATCCCACTAACTGATCCTCTATATCCTGGCGTCGCTGATTAGCTTGATCTCTTTTAAGTTTGGTCTTAATAGAATAAGGAAGCTGAAAAATTAAATCTAATTTTCCAGAATTATTACGTTCGTCGATTGAATCAAGAAGAATCAATTTTCTAATTAATCTCTGTAACGTTGAGTTTGGTTCATTCATGACCGAATAAAGAGGATTTTCAATTATACAAATATCTTCCTTCGGCATGTTAATTTCCTGTTTTCTGCCAGTGCGTTCGTTATAAACTTCCACTTTTACATAAAGCGGATGCCATTCTTTAATGCTTCCGGTTCTCATGGTAAGAATATCAAACGAACCGGCTAACGGATCTTTATCCGTATCAGTCGGAACAATTGCAACACAACCTTCATCCATCATCGACGATACAACATCTTGAAAGAATGCTCTTGGTGTTTGATCCATATTAGTTGATAAAGTCAGACATTCATTTAATTTCGAATTTATGTCCTCTAAATATCTTTGATTATCATCCAATCGCACATGTTTGATATCGATGGCAGCTACGTCTAACGATATTCGATTATAAATCGCAGTTACAATGCTTCGTTCATTACCTCGAGTATATCGGAAACGATCAGGTCTATAATATGACCCTACTCCGATATCGTCGTAGCTTATCGGTAGATCGGTAGGTTCTCTACTTAAAAAAGCGTTCCAGGCACTTTTAAGCCTGGAACCAAATGTAATATCAGCCATATTTTAGTCCTTTACTTTTTAAATAATTCATTAAGTATTTCGTTTCCTACTCTTGCTAAATCATTTGTCGTTTTATCGGATAAAGCAGCGTTTTCGATCGTTTCAAACTCGAATTGTTTGAAGATCTCTCTTCCTGTTTTCGCAAGATCTCTATTAACCGGATCCGAAACATAATCTTTAACAAAACCGTTTACTACTTCATTTCCTACTCTTGCTAAATCAGAGTCGACATTTGGCGATTTATTTGGCAAGATTGATTTAACAATTGGGTTATTCGAAATCGAAGTTTTAGAAACATTTTGATTTGGAAGATTTGGAGAACTTTTTGGCGTTTCCTTCTTTAAATTCTTCTTTAAACCACTGATTTGTCCGATTAATCCAACAACAGAAGTTCCTAACTCGATTGCTGGTTTTAAATCTCTAGAAATCGAGCCAACATACTCAGCCCCATCTTTAACATTTTGTCTAAAACCACTTAATTCTCGACTATCAACGTATCTAGTATTGGAACCTTTATTGTTTTTATCGTTATTGTTGTTATTGTTGCTATTGTTATTATTGTTGTTTCCAGAATCGTTCGAGCTGCTTGAATTATTGTTCGAGGATATGGTTTCATTGACAAGCTTAGTGAAATCTCTTTCTAGCTTCATACGATCGATCATGTATTTAAGTTCTTCGTCGGTCATATCCGAAACTTTTTTAGTACGGATTTCGGCCTCTTCTTTATTTTCAATCGCCTTTGCTTTCTCTGCTTCTTTTTCTCGCTGATTAGCTTGTCTATTTTTTTCTCTTTCTTCGGATAGTTTTCTAGCTTTATCAGATAGATACTTTTTTATGGAATTTTTAATTTTGGCCTTCGCTTTTCGTCTTTCAGAAGAAGACCAGCGTCCGCTTCTACTTAATGGATACGGTGGCCCGTTTTTACGTCCCCAACGCATACCAAGAATTCCGTGGTGCATTAGATAAGCAGTAGAAGAATGCTTCAATCTAGATTTTTTCTGTTTTTCTAATCGCTCTATCTCTTCATCAATATTCTTACTATCATTCAATAAATCATTAT